CTCAAAGAATGACGGTTTTTAATTTTAATGACATGAAGGAAATACAATTAAGTCAGCACGGGAAAAACAGGGGGAAATATGTCGCCTTGGTAGATGATGAAGATTACGAAAGGGTGAACCAATACCCATGGAGTATCGCACGCGGTAAATATTCGATTTATGCCCAAAGTAGAATATTGGTAAACGGAATATATAAGGCAATACAAATGCACACTTTTATAACAGATAATAAAATAAGCGATCATATGGATCATGATGGTTTGAACAATCAAAAAAGTAATTCAAGAAACTGTACTAATAGTCAAAATTTATGCAATCGAAGAAAATTTAAAAATAAATCATCAAAATACAAAGGGGTTTCGTGGNATATAAGATATAATACTTGGGTTGCTTACATAGTTTACTGTGGAAAATTAAAAACTATCGGGTGTTATAAGGTAGAAGAAGATGCAGCAATGGCATATGATACCGCCGCAAAAAATATATATAAAGAGTTTGCATACGTTAATTTCAAATAAGTTTATTAATTTTGTTGTTATGGCAGACGAAATAAAATACACACTTGAAGAGTTAAAGGCGAAATTAACCGAAAAGGAAAGGATTTTTTGTCACCAATACATCATTGATTGGAACGGTGCGAGGTCTGCAAGAGAGGCCGGATATAGCGAAAAAACGTGTGCTGTCATTGCTTGTGAAAACCTAATAAAACCTTATATAAAGCAATATATCAGCATTATCAAAGAAAACCTTGAAGAAGAAAGCGGAATTTCCAAACTTCGCAACCTTCAGGAACTTGCGAAAATCGCTTATTCCTGTATTTCGAATCTTCATGATGATTGGATTGAATTATCAAACTGGGATGAAATAAAAGCGGCAAACCCCGAGGTATTATCAGCAGTTGAAAGCATTGATACTAAAACTGAGTACCGGAAATATAAGACGGACGGCGACAGTGAAACCGAAGCAGAAATTAAGTATGTAAAGATCAAACTTTATAGCAAAACCATTGCAATTGATGTAATTAATAAAATGATGGGTTACAATTCATCTGAAAAAATAGAGGTAAAACAGTCAGTTGAATATGTAAATGTTTCCAAACAGTTCCCAAATAAATGATTTATCGAACGTCAACATATTACAAGATCAGGAACATAAAGGCTAAGATCAAAGTAATACAGGGCGGGCAAGGAGCCGGTAAAAATGTATCAATAGCTCAAATACTTCTCGAAGATTGCGCCAAAGATAAAGATACCACTACGATAGTTTCGGATACCTACGATAACTTAAAAGACGGCTCTATTTCAGATTTTAAAATGTTGTATGAATCTTCCGGCCTTGACTGGGAGCGGGATTTTAATAAAACAGATCACAATTTAAAGCATTGTGGCGGAGTTATTCAGTTTCGTTATGTTTCTGATACAAAGAAACAGGCCGGAAAATCCAAAAGACGTGGAAAGCTTTACATAAACGAAGGGAATAAAATAGGCTGGGAGGTTGCTTCAACCTATATCGGCAGAACTCATGGAGATATTTACATAGATTATAACCCGGATCAGGAATTCTGGGCACACACCGAAATACCAAAACTAAAAGACGACAAAGGGAATTCGATAAGCGAGCAAATCATTGTCACCTATGTAGATAATGAAATGTGTCCGCAAAGTGAAATTGATTTTATACTTTCCCGAAAAGACAACGTGGAATGGTTCAGAGTGTACGGACTTGGACAAACAGGCTACTATTCTGAACGCAGAATTTATAAATACAAATGGATTCAACAGATACCACCAACAGCACAAAGGATACCTTCAGGGATGGACTTTGGCGTCAGTCCTGATCCCACTATTTTAATTGATGTCTGGAAAAAAGACAATTGCCTGTATGTTGACGAGGTTTTTTGTCTTAATAACCTCATGCCTGAAAAGATCCAGGGAGCTGAACGAATGGCAATAGTTGACCAAATGGAACTGATTAAACACCCGAAAGGTCAACAGATAATAGCAGACAGCGCCGGGGCAGTGGAAATTAGAGACCTTCGTAAGTATGGCTATGAAGTAAAGGGAGTTAAAAAGAACCCCGGTTCGGTTATCGCAGGAATCAATAAATTAAGAGGGTACGATCTATTTCTGACTGAACGATCAGTTAATTTAAAGTCCGGAATTGAAAAATGGTTTTGGAAAGTTGATATGAACGGAAAAATTATACCGGAGCCACAGGATCACGAACCGGACGGGCTGGCCGCTTTACGATATGTGGTTATGATGCACGATAAATATCCGGGGTTTGAGGTTTCAACTTATTAAATAATAACAGGTACTCGCCGAGAAAATAAGACGAATTGTCAATTTAAGGTTAAAATATAATCAGAATGAGAACAAAGCTAATTTCGTACGTAATTTATCCATTTGATTTAATTGTACTTTTCAATGTGAGCTATTCAGAAATTGAAACACACCTAAAGAAGTGCTTGCCTGAAGAGGTTTATCCAGAGATAAGGTTCCACTTCGACAGAGAAATAAAACATGGCAGAACGGCAATGTTTACAACCGGGCAAACAGTGATAGTCCTAAATAATCACGACCGTGGACTAATGGCGCATGAGATTTTTCATGCTGTTGAATTTCTGTTTGATCGAATAGGTTGTAAATTAAGCTGTAAAAGCTCCGAGGCGTATGCTTATCTGATTCAATACATCACAAACGAACTGTACAAAAAATAATTTCACGTTTCGTAACACTTATTCAAAAAACATTTTTAAATTTGTCACACGCAAAAGATTGCGCCACTACTCAACCCGCAAAGAAGTGAGTACCGAGTTCATCAGATCAGCCGTAAATTCAGCCTCAATTAATAAAGCTGTTATCCAAGAAAAGCAGCTTAATTATATTCTCAACTCCAAACTTCAGGAAGATCGCTTTGATACTGAGTACCTAAAACAGTGGGCCGATAGAAAATGCCAGTCAGATGATGCCTTTTTAAACTGGGTTAAATCAATCTTCAAAACCGAGAACTTCCTGACATTTTTCAAATACCTTCGATTCCCCTTACCGTCAACAAAAATCATTCATAACAGGATTGAGCCTCAGTTAATGAGAGTGTTCAATGCTGAAGATGCCAATTTTACCTATGATGTAAAAGGCCGTGACTTTGCAGACTTTGAAGAAGATTTGGAAGTGAAGCGTTTTAACCGGAATATCTTTGACCGATTGCTTTACAAACATAATAGCCTGATTGTCGCAGACCTCGACCCGCTGACGCCTAATAAACCGTATCGCTATTTTATTGACATTACAGACGTTAAATCGCTGGAAGAAAAAGACGGGAAAGTAACCCGTATTGCTTTTAAAGGATGTGTTACGGAGACAGAGCCGGGAGAAGAAACGGAAGCCGAAACAGGATACATTTACATTGACTCGCAGGTTTACTCGTTTTACGATGACTCAATGGAATTAATTCGAGAGGTTGCGCATGATTTAGGATATTGCCCGGTACATTTCATTTCACCTAAAAAATACAACGATGACTGCGTTGTAAGAGAGTCTCTATTTACTTATGTTCGTGAAGAGATTGAAGAGTTCAACTTCATGAAAACCCTTCAGAGAATGACTGAGCCGAACGGAGCTATTCCTGTTGTTTCAAAGATTCAATCTACCAAAAAGAAAGAAGGCAGTGGCGGCCCGGAAGGCGAGCAGGATATCAATAAGATTATGGGGTCGGCAAAGTCAGATGTTTATAATCAAAATGTCAGTTTAGGAACTGGAGACCTTCAGCCTGGAACTATTCATGAGATACCGATAGACGCTATTCGTAGCGACGATGGATCAATTAACATGGATGCTGTTAAGAACTATTTGAATTTTCACTATATTCCTATTGAGGCGCTGGATTACCTGAACAGACGTATTCAGGAACTGGAGCGCTCAATTGTCAGCACGATAGTAGGTGACGTTCTGGAAAGCAGCGAAGCAAGCAAAAATCAGGATCAAATCGCTAAGTCAATTTCTATTCTGGAAAATACTTTGATGTCTTTTGCTGAATCCTTAAACAGGATCAGGAAATATTCAGATCGTGATATGCTTTGTTTGAAATACGGAAGCAAGTTGGTTAACGAGGTGTTCATTCATTATGGTACCGATTTCTTTTTGGACTCCCAAAGTAAACTATTCGAAGATTTAGGAAAAGCGCCAAATACTTTGGAGCGCAAAAATATCATAGTCAGGATCAGTCAAAACAGGTATAAGAATAATCAGGATCAGATGAGCAGGCAGAAACTTCTCTATGATTTGATGCCCTATGTTTCGGATATTGACTTTGACAAAGCGATTGCGCAACAGATAGTTAATCCTGTTAACAAAGAATATCAACTAAGATTTAACTATTGGATTGATCAATTTGAAGCATATTACGGAAATATTGTGCAATTTTACAAAGACATGGAAATATCAAAAGCTGAGAAGCTGGTATTGATAAATAATTTAATCACCGATTTGATTAATAAACAATTAATTGTAAAACAAAATGAACCGAGTAATTTGGCTTAAAACCGCACGGGTGTACGCTACGGACAGCGACATGACGGCGAAGGTGGAAAGATCCACAGTGAAATTAGAGGATGGAGATAACTGGAATAAATTCATCCGGTACGCTCCGTTAAAAGGTTACAAGAAAGATGAACCACCTTATGTTGAAAAGGTGATGGAAAAGAAAGAGGGCAAATGGGTTGTGATTGATCCGCAACCATGGATTGACCAGCTCAATGAAGTATTGGCTATCAAACCAATGGCAAATGAAAAGATTGACTTCAAGGCGTTGGCAGAAAGACAGGCTAATGAGCTGAAGGAAACAAAGGCCGGATTAAAGGCAATGGAGGAAAGGATGAGGGCGTTGGAAGCAAAACCAGCTATTCAACCAAATATTGATGAGGTTACCGGATCCGGGCCGGAAAATATGATTGAGCCTGTATTGAGAAATCAGGACGGTAAGGAAATTACCGGATCAGAGGAAGTACCTACGGCAAAAGCTCCAATCCAACACCGGACAAAACCAGCAATAAAACGCAAATAGCCATGAAATCAATGAAAAATTATAATATGTTCGCGATGATGGCATTAATGTTTGCATCTACGGCTAATTTGTT